CGACGGGGCAAAAGCCTGCTTTCTTGTAAAGCACGACTACCGGCCTACTGAAACCGTCAAGATGGACAACAAAGCGCAACATCTCTATCCACGAAAGAACTGGTCTAGCTTCATGTTTATCAACTGCGGCCACGAACAAGTCAAGAGGCTAACGCCCGAGGTGGTCAACACGCAGACGGGCATGTATCTGCACCGATTTCAATGGCTTACGGATGATGTTATTGGGGAATTACCGATAGCGTGGAACTACCTTGAAGGGTGGCACACGAAAGACGATTGCCCGAACCCTATAGCGGTGCATTTCACCCGTGGCGGCCCGTGGTTTGCCGATTGGACAGATGTGGAGTACGGCAAGGAGTGGATGCGTGAAGCGCATATTTCCTAACGGCACTCCGAAGTCAGCCATCGTCAATTCGGTGGCAGTCTTGGTGCGTCAACTTGACGAGTCACGCGCATGGGTGGTGACCGTTGAGGAATTCCGCAGACCGCGCACCAATCAGCAAAACGCATTTTTGTGGGCCGTGGTTTATCCATCCGTCATAGAGGCAGGCAATCTTGAGGGGTGGACGCCTAACGACCTACACGAATACTTCCTTGGTGAGTGCTTTGGTTGGGAAACGCTGGAAGGTATGGGTCGTAAGAAGGTCAAGCCCGTCAAGCGATCATCCCGACTGAACAAGCAAGAGTTTAGCGATTACCTAGAGTTTATTAGCGCCAAGTGCGCTGATATGGGCATTGTGATACCGGAACCAAATGAACCTACGGAATGAAGCAAAAGGGCGTGGATGTACGGTGCGATTACCTGACATCTGCAATCACAACAGCGAAACAACTGTGTTGGCGCATATACGCCTATCAGGGGTTAGCGGGATGGGCATGAAGGCAGACGATCTGCTCGGCGCGTGGGCGTGTAGCGCTTGCCACGACGCCATCGACCGCCGGTTCCGCACAGACCTTGACCGCGACTATGTGCGCCTAGCTCACCTTGAGGGCATGGTGCGAACCATCGCCCAACTACGCAAAGAGGGGTTGGTGTGACGTTCCTTGTAGACACGCCTTACGTTACTGCTTACGTCCGTAACGAGTTTTTGTTTGACGAGAAAAGCGGGCATGGGGAATTTTCGCCATGCACGGTCTTTGGCTTCCGAAGCGAGCCAGCCCGAGTGCCCATGTTCCAAGTCATGCTGGAGTGCGGCGCACAATGGGCAAGAGTCCCTATTCACATGATCTGCTCTAAACCGTGCGACCCGCTGCCGTTAGAGGTATGCGTGTGGTGGGACAGCTTTAGCCGCCATTGCACGGTTCACGAATTTAGCTTCCTACGCAATCACGCCGTGGATTGCATGGGACGAGACAAGAAGATACGACACGGCAACTACCTGTTTACCGTCGATTGGTGCAACGGGGGATGGTCAGAAGTCCCCGATCAGCACAAAAACCACCACATCATCGTAGAGGAATCAGGACAATGGTTAGCGTACCCAAACAACAGATTGATATGGAAGGACGACAGTTGGATAAAGACCGAGTTGCCCTTGCCACGCTGGAACTCACCATCCAAGACGTATTCAGCCGAGTTTTCGGCACAAACGACTACAAGCTCTTTCGCCCCGACAGCCCAGACACCAGTAAAGCCGCAGCACGATCAATAGACACTAGCCGATTAGAGCAACTCGTCTATGAAACTATTAAGGGCTACGGTGCGTCAGGTTGCATTAGCGACGATGTTAGAGCCACCCATCCAACCCTTGCATACAGCAGCGTTACGGCGCGGTTTAAGGCGCTGGCTGAAAAGGGACTGATACGGTACGACGGCAGACGCAAAGGCGCTTCTGGGCGCTCACAGCGCGTTATGGTGGCCGTATGAGATGGATTATTGACCTGTTCCGTAAGCTCAAGGCTAACCGTGACCGTGAGTGGCGTTCTGTGCCAGCCCCTAACTGGCGCTGCTCCCGAGGAGGGCGGGATATATGGTGAACGACGAGGACGAGGCGTTTGAGCAAGAGCTAAAAGCTGCGCCTTGGGGTTACGGGCAGCCAATGGACATATTTTTCGTTGTGCAACAATTGCATCGCCACGGCTTACACCGTGAAGCAAAGTGGTTGCTAGACGAATGGGAGATATGGACTCAGCAATAACGGTTGAGGGATCGTCTAACGGCAGGACATCGGGTTTTGATCCCGAGTATCTAGGTTCGAATCCTAGTCCCTCAGCCATCCCCCTCGGGCGGCCACTTAAACGAGCGGGTTTGCAAGAAATAACGGCCTTCGCACTTGCAGACCCCTTTTAAGTAATCCTTTACCTCAGGGTGCGAGCAGAAATACCCCTCACCGTTAGCGGGGCAGAAGAACACGCACAACTGGCACGGATCAAACTTGGCCCACTCTATCGACTGCGTAGCCATGTCAGGTATTCCGCGCCTTCCTCTGGCTGCCACCAGATTTTTATGAGATCTGGATGGTCATTAGGCAAATTAGGGTTGATGGTTGTTAGCGCACAAGGCGAAAGCGTGTTGTCTGCAAATCCACGCTCCTTGGCATATCGGTCATAAATTTTGTACGACGCCACGCGAGCCGTGTGCATCGTTATGCCAGATATTGCATCTTTAAGGACGCTGTAGGCGCTATGGTGCTTGTGGCCCGAGATATAAAGGTGATCTCGCGTTCCCATAATGGCGGCTTTCATGGGGCCGTGGGCGGGGTTCCACACGCTTGAACCGCTGTGGTCATGCCGAGCGTTTATTCGCACTTCTGACCCGTTAGGAAACCGCAACGCAATGCGAGCCTCTGAACCTCGGTACAGCGAGTTGTGCTGCTTGGCAATCCATTTAAGCGGATCACCCGCGCCTGACCACAAGTCATGGTTTCCGGCAATCATGTAAAGCCAGCGGCAACGGTTCACAAACCACTCGGCCAACCGCCACGCCTGCGCGGCAGATGTCGCTTGTTCGCCGTACAGCCTTGCCAAACGACCTACCCAATTGTTGGTGGTATCCCCCACCGAGCAAGCAAACAGCCCCTCTGTGGCGTTTACGAGGGCCGTATGGCGTTCGATGGCCTCAATATCGCACCCGTCGTCGTCAACGTGCGGATCACCAAAGTGCAGCAACCCAATGGGGCCGGATAACTTGATCTTAATGGGAATTAGCTTGGAGGCTTCTTCGTGTTCGCGCTTGTGCAGGAACTTGCGCTTGCGCTGCTCAATCAGTTCTTCAATGGGAACGTCGTCATCGGGGAGCGGGGTGAACTCAAACTCGTCCCTAACGGTGTTTGGGGTGTGCTGGTAGGTGGAGCCGGGGACGCTGATGCCCTTGCCCTGCATATCTTGTATGCGGTTCAGCAAAGTTCTGACATTCATCCCGATCTTTTGCGCTGCTACCGACCTGATGCCTTTTGAGTCTTGTAAGGCTTGAAGTATCTGTTCGTCAGTCGCCTTCTTTACGGTCACGTTTAGCCTTCCTCTTAACCGTGATGCCGAGTTCCTTTCGGCGTCTAGCGGTAACTTCTGGGGCTAACTCGGCTCTCCATTCCAAATGTCCGTCTACGAGTCGATATTCCTCTTTGTGCGTTAGCGCACAATCGCAGCACTCGGTATAGGTGTAGCCCTTCACCCTGTACCAAGAACCCTCGTTCATCTGCACAACGGGGATTTTCTTTGGCATATCAACCCCTCAAATACAATCTTTGCTCATCTCGCCTACGATTTACAAGTCCTTTCAATACCTTACCACCGGCTTTTGACCATTTCATGAACTCGTCAGCAGCAGCGTCAAACTCGCCACGGTTGTGCTTCATGCGAAGCCCAGACCTTTGAAGATTCCCCAGACCCACGTTGAAAGCGAAGGAAACGAGTGCGTCGAACCGGCCTTGATGATTAACAGCAGAAGGGCAAAGTCGGGCCACGCCGCGCTCAAACCGCGCAAGGTCTTGAGCAAGGATAGCGTCCACCTCGTCCATCGTGATGTTGCGATCCCAACCCTCGGGTATCGGTAAATCCCGTCGTTCTGCAAACGGCACCTTGGCGTGGTTAGGATCAATAACGTGGCCGACCCCGACCGTCCATAGCAGGGCCGGACACCGATAAGGGCGCATCCTTACGCCCTCGTGATGTTTGATCATTTGTATGGCAGCAGGGCTGACCTTCACTTTTTGCCGAAAGCCTGCGTACCAAACCAAAAAGCAATGATGCTGCTAAGAATCAGCATTTCGTCGTCAGAAAACACTTCAGCCATTGCGGCGGCAAACGGCACACCCGTGTTGTAGGCATACCAGACGCCTGCAATGTTGATAGCGACCAGTTCCAACACAAAGATGTATGTCACAACCGGGCGCACCGAGGCACGAAGGTTGATCATCCATTGGCTTGCGCCTTTACCAATCTCAACGTCGTGCTGGTATAGGGCTTGGCGCTCCTCGCCTGCGGTCTGCGTCTGGATTTGCTCCAGCTTAATTTCCTCAACCCGCGCTTGCGCGATAAACCCGCGCTCTGCAAGGGCTAGTTCACGCTCCTTTTGGGCGGCAACAAGGGCAAGCTCGTGCTTCTTGTCTTGGCGGTCTTGGAAAATCTCAAGAATCTTAGGAAGGCCGCCTGCGAGGAACGACAAGAACGTGCTGATCATCGTCATCATTTGTTGCGTTCCTCAAGCAATTTGACCCGCAGTTGTAGGTCGTAAATCTTATCTAGCAGTTCTTCCTTTTGCTTTTGGCGATTAGCAGCACTAATGGGGCTGTCCGTTGGCACACCCTCTGGCGTAATCAACGCGGGCATCTTGCCTTCAATAGCGATCAGACGATTGTTGAACGATGTGATCTCCGACAACAGCCAGCCGACAGCGGCCAGCAGCACCGGAAACAACATATCCACAATCTTCTGCATATTCATGGGTTACTTCCAAAGCCAATCAACAACCTTGACGAAAAGGCCGCCCACGACCGCAGCAAACCCACCCACGGCCATCAACGTGCGCCAGCCGCCCTTTGCCTCGGCAAGCATTAGCTTGATTTCGTGTACGTCCTTTTTCATCTCGGCCATATCTGCTTGCAGCGTCTCAATCTGCGCGTCGTGGCGGCCAATGTCCCGTGCCATTTCCATGCCCTACCTCCTACGGACGCTCGTCAGATTGAACCGGAGCGGTCAAGATTTCGGTTTCACGCTCTGCCGTTAGCAGGCCCTTTGACACCATCATGTCAAGGCCAGACTTGGTGCGCGGATCGTTCAAATTGACTTGGCTGACGATGTTGAACGTCTCGACCCATGCAGCCACCGAAACGTCGGTTTTAGCGGCAGTTAGGATGCCAACGTACTCCGCATCCGTTAAGCGATAACGGAACGCAAGTCGAGTGATGTTGGGCGGCAATACCGGCTCTGGAGGTGGAGCGGGAGGAGTGAACACCGCGCCGTCATACGTCCAGCCGATTTGAGCCACATCGCTTTGTATCCAGTTTGGGAACAAAGCCGATTCAGATACGACGATGTTAGTAACGACGTTGTTTTCAACAACTGCGTAATTCATGACAACCACTCCACGATGCACTTGCCAGAGCCGCCAGCGCCATTGGTGCCGCCAGCGCCTGCACCTGATCCAGCACCACTATTTGCGGCAGCACTAGTTGATGCGCCAGCGGTGTTGGCGTCTGTTCCATCGCCAAAACCACCACCACCGCCGCCGTAGTAATAAACATTAAGAATACTTCGGCCACCCTTACCACCTAACATACAACCTTGTGCTAATTCGGGAGGCCAATAAATCGTATTAGATGATCCGCTACCGCCATTTGAACCACCAACGCCGCCAGTTGAACTTTGATTTGCTTGATAACCGGGGCCTCCACCGGAAACCGAAAGGGAGCCAAACGATGTTGTGCCGCCAGCATTTCCGTTATTTGGCGCGGTAACGCCAGCGCCGCCGCTTCCAATCGTGACGCTAACCGTCGCACCGGGGGTTACAGTTACAGGGCTTTTATAGCAAAACGCACCGCCAGCGCCGCCTCCGCCGCCGTTTGATCCGTTGTTGGCACCGCTACCGCCACCACCGATCATGGTTACCCATACGGTTGTAACGCCAGCCGGAACGGTAAAGTTTCCTGATGACGTAAATTCTTGCGAACTCAATTTTCCAGACAGGAATTGCGTCAGCGTACTCATGTAAATACCCATCCTCTAGTGGCGTCGGCATAACGCAGTTGGATGCCTGCGTATGCGTTATCAATGGTCATGTTTTCGGCAATGCTGTTGATGTTGGAGCTATTGCGAGCAACGACGTTATCGGTGCGTCCGTTGCCCACCGTAATCCACACAACGTCACCAGCAGACGGGGATGCCGGGAGGGTAACCGTCGTGGCAGATGCGTTGGTCAGCACATAATGGTTGTTAGCGACCGCCGTTTGCGTGGTGCCGCTCACAAGGTTCATGGTCGGCAAGCCTGCCGCCGCAATCGTAATGGAACCCGCGCCGTTGGTAATCGTAACACCAGAGCCTGCCGTTAGCGTGGCTTTGGTCAACGTGTTACCCGTCGTGTTACCGATCAGCAACTGACCGTTGGTGTAGCTCGTTTGCCCCGTACCGCCGTTCGCAACAGGCAATGTCCCGTTAAATGTATTCGGGCTAATCATCTGGAATCGAGTGCCGTCATAAACGACAACGACCATTTCTCCAGATGCGATGTCTCCCGCTACTAACGCCGTTGATCCGTCGCGGGTAACGGCTTTTGCACCGAGGCTGTTGATGTTGAGCGTGACAGCGCCGGTATTGGTTCCTGCGGCCACAAAGTAAAACATCTGACCGGCAGCGTAGGCCGTAATAGCGGGCGTCAAAGCGCCTGTAATCGTGTCTGCGCCGCTGATACCGCCGATTAGCTTGGCTGCCGTGCTTTGCACTTGGGCAAACGTAGCGGCGTCCGTAGCGTCTACGGCAGAACCCAGCCCGGTGATGCGGTTGCTGCCCATCGGGATGTTGGCCGTGGGCGTCGTTTGGCCGTCTTTGGTAAGACAGGTGGAAAGACCCGTAGCAAGGTCAGCGGTCAGGGCGTTAAAGGCCGTGCTACTAATGACGGTGCCTGATACGACAGGCTGCCCTGCCGTATTGATGAGGAATGTACCGGAACCGTTAAACGACATCTGTCATTACTCCTGTGCTGCCATGCCGCCTGCAATCGCTCCGGCGGTTCCTTGCGGTAATTGTCGCGGGGTCTTGGTCAAGCCGCGCTGCAATGCTTTGCTTAACGCCAAGTTTCGTGCGCCGTACCGCAAGCCGGGGTAAGCCAAGGCGAGGTAAGGGTCTTGTCCAATGAACGGCAACGTCGCTGCGCCGCCTGCCGTCATCGCAAAATCCAACGCGCTCACGCCGGGGCTGCCTGACTTTTCAGGAACTGCTGCGGCTTTGGGGAAAGCGCCAGCAAAACGAGCCGCTGTTTCAAGTTCTGGCGACAACGGTTTTCCCTTACGAAGCAATGCCGCCAATTTGGAAGCATTGACGTTGCCCGTTGTTTCTAGCGCACCTTCAATGGTGTAGGTCTTGGCAATAGTGCGACGGGCATTTTCAAAATCTCTGGCAAGTTGTGTTTTGCCTTGCGACGCTAAATGCCGCTCTACCATTTCCTCAAGGGCATCTGCCGCGTTTCGCTGCGCCTGACCAAGAGATAGTTTGGCGGGGTCAGCGGCATTGACCCCAGAAAGGTTAGCCGTAGCTGCCTTCCGAAGCTCTTTCATGTAAGCGACGGCAGACTTGGCATCAAAAGACCGCTTGGCAAGCGATTTAACAAGGTTGTTAATAGCGTCTGCCGAGCCAATGTCGGCTTCGGGGAAGTCTTTGGCTATTTCACTAGTTGCTTGCCGAACAGAACGCAAATCCTGAATGTATTGGCGATCTGCATTAATTCGTCCCGTGTTTTTAATTTCCTTGTAAACATTACCAGCGGCAGACCGAACGTCACGCAAGGCTTCTGGCGTAATCGGTTGGTTTTCAGACAGCCCAACGGATCGGGCGGCAAGAGCATTGGTAATGTCTTGGTTTTTGCCAGATGCGATTTGCTGCGTTGCTGCTTTGCCCGCCACGCTCTCTAGCGCTACGTTGCGAATAGAGGGCTTTACCGACGCTGGCGGCACGACGTAACCCGAAGGTTGCGCCTTAGCAAACTCGCGTTCTGCGGTCGTAGGAGCGCGTTGGAAGTTAGCAGGGGCTTGGCGGCCAACTTGCGGCATCGGGACACGAGAACCCGCTATGGCCGACTGTACAACGCCCAAACCGCGCTCAAGGTTGGTTTCGGCCTCTGGCAAACCCATTCGGGTCATGGTCTGTTGCAAAGCCTCTGACGGCATTTGCTGGTTTGATCCCGAAGCCATGTTGTACAGGGACATGGCGGCATCGGCAGCCATGCCGGGGATGCCCGTGACGCCCGTGACAATGTTGCGAGCGGCAAGACCGCCTTGGCGCAACATATCTTGTGGAAGCGTTTTTAATTGGCTTGTAAGGGAAGGCGCACGACGAGAAGTGGCTTTCTCGTGCATATCTTGGGCTTCATCTTCGCTGCCCGCTTGATAAATTTGTCCTTCAATACGATAACGCGGCATATTGCTTATCTCCGACGCGGAGGAAGATCTATGATTTCTTCCATATTGACAGGCAATGTCACATTTAAACCAGCCGCTTTAGCTTTTGAAGCAAGTGTTCTGGCAACCTTTTCAAGTTCCTTTACGAACGCTTCTTCACTCATGCTTGGATCAAGCGCACCCACAGCGGCTTGCAATCTCTTACCTTCCGCATCTGACAATGCGCCCATGCCTTTTAACGCGGTTACCATTGGTATAAAGGTTTGCGCCTTAAAGGTTTCCAATTTTGCGTTGAAGTCATAAGCATCTGTCCCCGGAACAACGCTTACAAAACTAGATTTACCCGTACCGGCTTGTCTGCCCGGATGCGCGATCAACTCACCAATGTTGTCAAGCGCAGATTGCGTGTCAATTTCACGCTGCGTGTTTGCTTGAGCAGTTGCCGCTTCCGTGGCCTCTTGCGCCAAAGTTTTTGCCGTAAACGGAGTTTTGCCAACAGCTTCGCTTTCTCGAACGTAAGTTGGTTTTCCGTCTTCTCCCAAAATAGCAACAAGTCTTTGCTCTTTTGGCGCTGCCGGTGTTGGAGGCGGGCGACGAGCCTCTGCAATTGATTTTTGTTGCTCCGTATACCCCGGAATTTCTTTCCATTCTCCGGTTTTGGGATCGCGGTACATACCGCCAGTCACCAACGGGGCGCTTTCTTTCGGTGTTTCCATAGACCGCTCAAGGGCGGCAGCAAGCAACGGTGCGCGTTTCATCGCGGCTGTGCCAACCGGCGTCATAGCCATACCCAGCACTTCGTCAGGCGATTTGCGGTATTGCGATTGGCGCGTCACTTCTGCCAATTCGGTTTGCTCGGGAACCGCAGCAGCCTTGGCGGTAAACGGCGTGGCCTGCATACGCTCGTTGTATTGCGTGAGCGTCTCTTCCGGCTTCTTAGCCATCTGCTGCTCAAGCTCTTTGTCAGGCTGATAGGTGTAACCACCTTGCAACCGGCCAAGCATACGTCGGCCATATTCGCTTTCGGTTTGCTCTGCTTGAGTGGCCGCTTCCATCGCTTTTCTGCGCTCACGGCCAGATAAATACCCTTGAAGCGCCATTACCAGCGGAGCAGCAGCGGGGATGGGGGCGTCTGAACCTGACAACGGGCGATAGGCTTGTGCCTCAAGAGCTTCTGCCATCGCTTGACGGCGGCGAGCCTCAGCAGCCTGACGCTCGTACTCAGAGGGCATTTGATAGGTCGGGACGAACTTAGTCTGCATTTTCAAAATCTCCCCTGTAACTACCGCCTTGCGGGGTGGTCATGCCGGGTGACTTAGGCTTGGGTTGGGTCAACGGAGTTTTAGGGAATACGCGCCCAAACTGCGGCTTGGCCGGAACCATCGTCATCGGGTTCGGGGCGTACTGCATATCTTGGGGAGGCGTGAAATTGTCCATACTGCCGCGCTGCTGAAGGGCGTTAGCCAGCTTCTGTTGGCGTGACATCGGGCCACTAAAAGTTTGGTATCGACCGTTCATTTAAAGCATCCCGTAATTAACCATCTTGTAACCAGATGGGTGCGTCATAACCGCCTCTGGCAATACCGACTCAACTTCGTCAGCCATTACGCCACGTTGGCGTTCGCCAAATATGTCGTATTCGTAAATGCCAATTCCAAGTGGGTGATCGCCAACGCGCTCAATGTTTGACTTTAAGCGACGATCTGATGGCGCAAATTTAGCCGCTGTCCCAGCAATATCACCAAGCAGCCCCATCTTGGCGTTGTATATACCAACTTGGTTGGCGTAGTTACGTTGGGCGAAGTCACCCGCCGCTTGCGTACCCGCAAACACCGGAGCCGCCGCCACGTTGGCACCTTGGTAGCCTTGGAACTGCGGCATATTGACTTGGACGCCTGACATAAGCGCCGCGATCTCGTTAAGCGGCTGGTTACGCAAGGCAAGTTGTTGCTGCAACGACTGTTGCAAGGCGGTGTTGCCAAACTGCGCGTTTTGCAGGGCTTGGTTGTACTGCTGAAGTTGCGCGGCATTTGCCATTTGCTGCTGTTGAGCGGCAATGGCTTGGTTCTGCGCCAATGCAGCGTTGCGGGCAGCCTGCGTATCCATCTGTTGACCAAACGCCTGACCCTGACCCGCCAACAGCGCTTGATAAGCGCGAAGGGCGGCATCTTGGTTTTGCGCGATGGCCTGATTCTGCATCTGCTGTGCGCTTTGGAACTGCCCAAAGTTTTGTGCAATGGCTTGGTTTTGCAGTTGTGCGCCTTGGACGCCTGCGCCGAACAGAGCCTGTTGGGCAGCATTGCCAAACTCGCCTGCGGCTACGCGCTGGGCAAAGTCTTGCTGTTGCGCCACGTTCTGCGCTTGTTGCTGCGACAATGCCGTGCCGACGTTCTGCTGCAATGCGCGGTTGTACACATCGGCAGCCGTCGTCCCCATGCCAAACTGTCCAAGGGCGGCTTGGTTGGCAAATTGCGCTGCGGCCTGCGCCTCGCTGAAGCCTTGCTGACGGGCGGCCATATCCAACTGCAAGCCTTGGAGGGCGGCTTGCTGGATTGCATCGTTCTCTTGCTGCTGCTGTTCGCGGATAGCGCGGTTGTAGGCTTCCGATCCTCTCGGGATGCCTTGGTTCGCTAACTGCGTTTCCAGCATTTGCCGCTGCTCTTGGATTTGCGGCATGACCCTTGAAAGAATTGCCTGCTGTCCCGTGGTACCAGCGGATACAGGCATGGCAGCCAATTGAGACGTATCAAAACCACGTTGAAGTTGCTCTGTGGGAACCTCACCGCGAGCAAAGCCAAACGCTGACAGATTCGGGGCGTATTGGACATCAGCGACCCCAGACGTATCCAATGCGGTTTGCTGCTGAAGCGGGGCGACGTTGCCAGAGGCAAGGCCAAACATACCGCCTCTCGGGCCACCGCCTGCCAATCCATACCGCTCTAAATCTGGAGCGGGGGTGTAACCAAACGCTTGCACATCGCCAGATGCGCGACCCATGCCCATCAGGTCAGGTGCGCCTTGAACCTGACCGTAACCCGTCAGGTCGGTCTGCAAGTTGCGGAGATTGGGATTAAAAGGGTCGCCAATAACTTTTTGAGCCGTTTTAAGGGCAGTTTCGCCAAGGCCAGAAAGCCCAAGCTCTACGCGCTGTTGAGCGTCTAAAATCTTTTGCTGTTCTTCGCTTAGATACTGCTCAATGTAGGGCGTATCTTGGTCGGTCAGCTTGGTAAATTGTTCACGGGTCGGCGCGGTTGGCTTTGCCACACCGCCAACACGGCTTACGCCACCGCCATAAAGCCCATAAATATCGCCGTCGCGGTCGATAGCGCCAGCGCCTTCAATTTGCTGCTGGTTAAACGCCTCAAGCTGCTTGTTGTAGTCCTCCATCGCCTTGTTATAGCCAGCCTCGTCAAACACGGACTTGCCGAATGTGACGCGCTGACCGCCATAAGGCGTGGAAATGTTCGGATTGGAGATGCGAGCAGTTAGCCGCGCTGCATCCAGATTCGCCTGTCCCTGCGCTTGTGCCGCAGCGGCGTAATCAGGTGCCGGAGGTGGTTTCGGTGACTTTTTGCCCATAACGCCTTCCTAAAAACCGACACGACTCCCGTGTCATAGTTAAAAACACGATGTCCCCGGCGGTGTCGGCGTTATGGATACGCGCTTCCTCGGTGAACCCCATTTTACCCACTAATCGCAATGCTTTGCTATTCCCGCTTGACACGGGAGCGATAATTTTGTCAACCCCACAGACATTGAAGGGGTAATCGAATATGGCCGCAAGGTAGGCAGGGATCATGCGACCCTGTACCGCGATATGGCAGACGACGGAACGACCGTTCCAGTTCTCGTACACCACACCGGCCACCAAATCGCCATCTTTTCGCAATCCAAGGGCGTTGGAGCGAGCGTCGTGGTAGCC